CATCGGTGACGAAGACCCCTCGGACATGGAGTTCGTTCGGAAGAACCTCGTCAACGACTTGAAAGCAGAAGACTTTGTCAACCAGTTTGGCCTTATCGTGCTGAACGGTTGTCTCTACGGGAACGGCATCTGTAAGATTCAGGTGGACGTTAAGATCGTTAAGAAGCCCTACCGCAAAGAAAGCGGTGAGCTTATCGCTGAAGAAGTCGAGGAAGTCTGCATTAAGCCCATAGCCATCGAGCCGGGGCAGTTTGTAGGTGATCCAACGCAAGCCGAAATCGACAATATGAAAGGCTGCGCACACGAGTTCCACGCGAATATCCAAAACTTGCGACGTAAGCAGCAAGAAGGTACGTACTACAAGAACGTCTCCATCATGGAGTCAACGAAGCCCATGACTTCTCCCAACAGGGGAGATTCACCGGCAGGCGATAGGCGTACGAAGAAGAACACCGCGTTCATTACTGAATACTACGGGCTTGTCCCGACGCGCCAGTTCCTCGCTGCTACCGCCGAAGCTAATGGATCAGAACTTCCCGATGAGATGATTCAAGCGGTCCCCGCTACCGATATGACCGAAGTCATCGCTACGATTGTCAACGAACACTCACTACTGCGTGTTATTGAGAATCCGCTGATCACCGGAGAGCGCCTCGTTCTCTCCTACCAGCACGAGAGCGTTCCGGGGCGTTTCGCAGGTCGCGGCGTAGCCGAGAAGGGCGCTAACTTACAGCGCGCGATGGACGCAGAGATGCGGAGCCGCATTGACGCTATGGCATGGTCGAACAATCCAATGTTCGCAGGCGACCTGACTCGTATGCCACCGGGAAGCAACTTATCTGCTTGGCCCGGTAAGTTCTGGGGAACCAGAGGGAACCCAAGTGAAGTTATCCAAGAGTTCAAGATATCCGGCCCGGACCAGAATACATACGCACATATGCAAGAACTTGAGCGAATGGGGCAGCAGGCGACTGGAGCGCTTGATTCGGCAAGCCTACGCCAAGGAATGCGTGATGAAACTGCTACAGGAAGCGCCATCGCTGCAAGTGGCGTTATCAAACGCTCTAAGAGAACAATGTACAATATCGAAACTTTCATGTCGAAGCTCGTCATGCGAGTCGCACGACTGAAGATGCAGTTCGATGAACAACGCTACCCGCAGGACTACGAGTTCCGCGTACGTGGCACGCTTGGCATTATGGCACGAGAGATCGAGACGCAGTTCATGGTGAACTTGCTTCAGGTCGTCGGAGGCGACAGCCCCGCCGGTATGCCTATCATCCAGTCTATCTTCGAGCATAGCTCGTCGCCGGTTAAGCAGGAAGTTCTCGCAGCGCTCAAGGCGATGCAGGAGCAAGAGCCTTCGCCGGAAGAGCAGGCCGCTAAGGCAGCACAGTTGCAGCAGCCTGTACTCGATAACAAGAAGACTGAAGCTGAGATCATGAAGATTATGGCCGAGGCTGGCTTGAAGGACGCACTAGAAGATGGCGAACGTTTAGAGTTAGAACTTAAGCCGTTGGAAATAAACCTTGAGCAGACGAAGATCATTAACGATCTGCAAGAGACTTCCAACCAAGTTAGACAGTTAGACATACAAGAGGCGGGTCTAACACTTGAAGCTCGTAAGATCGAGAAGATGGGGCCGTCTAACAGCAAGTAATCATTGTCGGAGGGACGATGGATCAGAAACAAACAACATTCTTTCGCGAACTAGATTCGACTTTCAGAACGCCGGGGTGGGTACATCTAACGGCCGGATGGAAGGAAGAAATGGAAGCCATTCCATTCGCTGCTTTCTACAACGCGAAATCCATGGAGGAGCTTGAGGCCGCCCGTATTCGGTATCAACTGCTCAACTCCTTAGTCGAACTGCCCGATCATCACGAAAGGGCGCGACTTGAAGTAGAACGGGAAGAAGATGATGGCTAAACTTCTTTTCTTCGACTTCCGCTGCACGTCTTGCGAGCATCAATTCGATGACTTGGTTAAATCGAGCGTCCACTCGATCCCGTGTCCGAACTGCTCGTCAGAGGCGAAGCGTCTGGTATCAACGCCGCGCTTGGACCCGAGGATGGGGCTAGACCCCGACGGTAATCCAACGATGGCAGATAGGTGGGCGAAAATACGGAAAGACAGAGCAAAAATCGAGAGCAAGCACTTCAAGGAGCATGGCACTGACATGACTCCCGGTGCGGACACTTCGGGCTGAAAACGCTCTCGACGGCTCTGATAGCAAGGGTGTAAACCTCAATAACGAGGCCGCCAAACTGGAGGAATGAGAAATGCAAGACCACGTTTTTCGACGTAAACCGATGTCTCAGATAATCGCGCCTAGCGCGGACGAGGCTCGCGAGAGAGCAGAAACCGAAGCGAGAGCTGCGGCGGCTCCTGAACAGAACCTACCGGACAAGTACTCTGGTAAGACGACTCTTGAGATCGCAGAAATGCACATGAACTCTGAGAAGCGTCTCGGCCAGATACAGAACGAAGTAGGACAGCTACGAGGACTTGTGTCCGACCTAGCGTCAGTTCAACGCGCGTCTACGCCCGCAACGCCAGAACCGGCACCTGTTGATGTATCGGGCGACCAACTGATCAACGATCCCGTAGGGACGATCAGGAAGGTCGTACAGCCTATGGTAGATAGTCAAACGCAGGGAACTGCACAAGACTCTACTGATATTGCCTTGTACCGCATGGAGCAAAACTCCTTGATCTCCGATTTCGGTGATCCTATGGAGATTGCCCAGAAGCAAGAGTTCCAAGAGTTCGTAAACCGCACTCCCAGCCGAGTGGCTGAGTTTGAAAAGGCTTGCGATCCGGGCTTAGGTATTGGGCAGGTTAGGGCTGCAAGGCGGCTATTAGAGGATTTCACGGATTTTGAAGCCTCACTGCCGACCTCTGAAGCTACGCAGAATCGTACTAATGTAGCAAAAGCCAAAGCCGTCGCCACCGAAGGTGCGGGACCGGCAGGCGCTGTCGCTACAGCAGACCCGATATACGAAGCGGATGTCGTTGCTCTTATTAACAGCAACCCCGAAAAGTACCGATCTCCTTCGTTCCAGAAGGAATTACACGCAGCAATTCGTGAAGGTCGGTTCATCAAGAACGGCTAATTTATAGCCACAACCAACCACCACTAGGGTAAATTACAATGGCTTCAAACTTTGATATTGCAAATAGTATCGACGTTGCGGACGTTGCTGATTTCGTACCGGAGGTTTGGGCGACTGAAACCATCGCAGCTTACAAGGCTAACCTTGTTATGGCTGCTCTTGTATCTCTGATTCCTCACATTGGGAAGAAGGGTGATGTCATCCACATCCCGGCACCGTCTCGCGGCAGTGCCACATCGAAATCGCAAAACACCGTCGTGTCTTTGCTTACATACGCTGATACGGTAGAGAAATCTGTCACGATCAGCGAACACTACCACTACGCACGTCTCGTAGAAGACATCGCAGAGGTACAGGCACTTCCGTCAATCCGTCGGTTCTTCACTGACGACGCTGGCTACGCACTCGCTAAGCAGACTGACACTTCTCTTCTGGCCCTCGCGGCTACTTGGGGCGGTGGCACAGCTTATGACGATGGCGTCATCGGCTCTGACGGCACGACCAAATGGGACACGACTGCTAACACCAACACCGGTAACGGTGCGGTAATCGCAGACGCTGGCATCCGACAAGTCATTCAAGACTTCGACGACGAAGACGTTCCTGCTCGTGATCGCTTCCTCGTTATCCCGCCTGTCGAGAAGAACAACCTTCTGGGCAACGCACGTTACACGGAACAAGCTTTCGTTGGCGAGCAGGGCATGGGTAACAGTATTCGTAACGGACTCATCGGTGACATTTATGGCACTGAAGTTTACGTTTCGTCTAACTGCGAAACTGTTACGGCTACTGACACGACGACTGACTACCGCGCTGCATTGATGTTCCAGAGAGATTCTCTGGTACTGGCAGAGCAGGTCACTCCGCGTGTACAGGAGCAGTACAAGCTCGAAGCTCTTGGTACTTTGATGGTCGCTGACGCGCTGTATGGCGCTTCAACGATTCGTGGTAACGTTTCCGGTGAATCCGGTCGCGGCTGCCGCGCCATCCTTGTCCC